ACGAAATCATTGAGTCTGGCTATAACAAAAAGCATCAAGTCTGGACAAATCCCAACAAAGGCATACAAACCAAACATAGTATAAACTTCTTTAGCCCGCACAAGGGATGGAGTTCAGGGCCCACAGCACTATGGTTTGCAGCTACTCAAGAACATAAAAGTATCTATATTTTTGGCTTTGACTATCAAGGATTGAACGGCAAATTTAATAACATATACGCAGATACATTTAACTATAAAAAATCAACAGATGCTGCCACTTATCACGGAAACTGGTTAAGTCAAACTGAAAAAGTAATTAAAGAATTCCGTCACACACATTTTTTTAGAGTCATAGAACCTGGAGCATTTATCCCGGACAAACTAGGACCTGCCCTGACTAATCTCAGTCATATCACCTACGATGAATTTAGTAGAAGTTTTCCTGATACTATATATTCAGATCAAATCAATCAAAAAACTACCATTTAACACCTGTTTGTAATCTTCGTGTTAAATAAACAACAGCCCATACCATTTGAGGAGAATACCATGGCCGACAATAAATTATTACAACAGATGCTTGAGAATCTAGTAAACGATGACCAAGCTAAAGCAGAAGAATTGTTCCACGAATATGTGGTAACAAAATCTCGTGAAATCTATGAATCTTTGATCGACAGCGAAATTGCTGAAGAAGAAGAAAAAGATGAAGACGACGAAGACATGGACGAAGCTGCTAAAGATGATGATGCAGAAGAAGACAAAGTCGACGAAGAATTTGAAGACATTGCCATTGAAGGCGATGACGATATGAGCCCAATGGGCGGAGATCCAACTGACGATCTAGAAGGCGACATCGATGCAGAAATGGATGACGAAGACATGGGTGACAAGTCTGAAGAAGAGTTGTTCCAAGATCTTGACAGTATTGTAGATGAATTACAGGCCAAATTTGATGAACTCAAAGGCGGTGACGACATGGGCGACATGGGCGATGATGACATGGGCGACATGGGCGATGAAAAAATGAAAGACAATTTTGATCTAGCCACTGTTCGTGAATACGTTGAGAAAGTTGCACCAGCTAAAATGGGCGATAACGGTGTTAACAACAAGTCTATCGTAGCTGGCAAGAATGACATGGGCGGTACAACTGCCAACATTCTAAGCGGCAAGAACGGTGCCCCTGGTTCAGAAACAGGTGAATTAAAAGGTTCAGGATTGCTGAAAGGCAAGCCGACCGAAGATAATGCTGGCAACATCAATGTCCCAGGTGCTAAGAACGGTAATGCGTTTTCTAAGAAAGAGCCCGGACATGGTGCTGAAAAAGCTGGTGCAAAAGAATCACCAGACAACAAGCAAAGCCTTTTCCGTGGTCGTAGATAATAGGACTTGACAAAGGTGAAAACTACTCTATCAGAACATTTGAGTTTTGACCAGGCTAAGATTGTCTTGGAGCGCGACGAAGGCAGCGACGGTAAAAAGTCGCTGCATCTAAACGGCATTTGCATTCAAGGAGACATCCGGAATGCAAATCAGCGTGTTTACTCTTCTGAAGAAATTGGCAGGGCTGTCAAAACGCTCAATGAACAGATCGCTGGTGGCTACTCCGTTCTTGGAGAAGTTGATCATCCTCAGGATTTAAAAATTAATCTAGATCGTGTTAGTCATATGATTACCAAGATGTGGATGGATGGTCCTAACGGCTACGGAAAACTAAAAATACTCCCAACTCCAATGGGGCAGTTGATTCAGTCCATGTTGGAAGCAGGAGTTAAACTGGGTGTTAGTTCCAGAGGATCCGGCGAAGTAGACAGTAGTGGCAAAGTGCAGGGTTTTGAAATAATCACAGTAGATGTGGTAGCACAGCCCAGCGCCCCGGGAGCTTATCCCACACCAGTATACGAACATTTAATCAATAACACAGGCGGTTACAAGGCATATCAAATAGCACAAGAAGTTCAAGGCGACCCCAAGGCTCAAAAATACTTAGCAGAAAGTCTCAAGAGAATAATCTCTGGACTCAAATAACAGTAGGAGAATCACATGCTAGACATCGTAAAACAATTGTTTGAAAACAATGTGATTTCCGAAGAAATCAAATCGGAAATTGAATCAGCTTGGGAAAGCAGAATTCAAGAAAGCCGTGATCAAGTAACCGCTGAACTACGTGAAGAATTTGCTCAGAAGTATGAGCATGACAAAGGCGCAATGGTAGAAGCTGTAGAAGCTATGCTAACAGATCGCTTGCAGGCAGAGTTAGGTGAATTGGCAGAAGATCGCCAAGGACTTATCGAAGCCCGCGCCAAGTATACTAAGAAAATGAAAGACGATTCCAAAGCAATGGAATCATTTATCTTTAATAATCTTAACAAAGAATTGGCAGAACTACACGAAGATCGCAAGACAGTTGCAAACAATGTTGCAAAATTAGAATCTTTTATCGTGGATGCCCTGGCGAAAGAAATCGCAGAATTCCACACAGATAAGAAAGATTTGGCCGAAACTAAAGTAAAATTAGTACGCGAAAGCAGAGCCAAGTTTGACAATCTCAAGAAAGAATTTATCACAGCAGCTTCCGTAAAAGTAGCAGAAACAGTGCAGAACGGTCTACGTTCTGAAATGACTCAGCTCAAGGAAGACATTGAATCAGCTAGAAGAAATGACTTTGGTCGCAGAATTTTTGAATCATTTGCCAGCGAATATGCTGCAAGTCATCTAAATGAGAAATCTGAAACAGCAAAACTTCTCAAAGTTATGATGACAAGAGAATCTGAATTGGAACAAGCAGCAAAAATGGTTGCAGAAGCACAGCAACAAGTAGCACAGAAAGAACGTGAACTACATGTCATCAAAGAAAGTAATCAACGCAAGGAAGTTATGAGCGAATTGCTAAATCCTTTGGCTGGTGACAAACGTGAAGTCATGAAAAGTCTGCTTGAATCAACACAAACAGAAAAGCTACGTACAGCTTTCGACAAATACCTACCAGCAGTAATGAATGGTGGAGCACCGGCGAAGAAAGTACTATCAGAAGGCAAAGAAATTACAGGCGATAAACAGGCACCTCAATCCAGCGGTAAAGAAGAAAAAACCGCTGAGATATTTGACATCCGCAGGCTTGCGGGACTAAAAGTTTAAGGAGAACTATAATGTCACAATTACTCGAGTCACGCTGGTCGGAAACCAAAGACGCCCTTTTAGAAGGTCTTCAAGGTAACAAGCGTTCAGTAATGGCAACAACTCTAGAAAATACCCGCAAGTATTTGGCAGAGAGTGCCACCGCTGGAGCAACATCCGCCGGTAACGTAGCAACACTAAATCGTGTGATCCTTCCAGTGATCAGACGTGTAATGCCAACAGTCATTGCTAATGAACTAGTTGGTGTACAACCAATGACAGGTCCAGTTGGACAAATCCACACTCTACGTGTTCGCTACAGCGATACATTTAGTGCGAGTGCTGGTGGTTCTACAACACCTGGCGAAGAGGCACTAAGCCCATTCAAGATTGCTGAAGGTTATTCTGGAGCCACAACTGGTAAACCAGCGTCAACAGCAGCACTAGAAGGTGTAGCTGGTAACAAGCTAAGTATTCAAATCTTGAAACAAACAGTTGAAGCTAAGACACGTAAGTTGTCAGCTCGCTGGACTTTTGAAGCTGCTCAAGATGCACAAGCCCAACAAGGCATTGACATCGAAGCAGAAATCATGGCTGCTCTTGCACAAGAGATCACAGCTGAGATCGATCAAGAAGTTCTACGTAGCTTGGCTACATTGTCTTCAACAGTATTAACATATGACCAAGCTGCTGTATCTGGTACAGCAACATTCGTTGGTGACGAGCATGCCGCATTGGCAGTTCAAATCAACCGTGCTGCTAACTTGATCGCTCAGCGTACACGTCGTGGTGCAGGTAACTGGGCAGTTGTATCACCAACAACATTAACATTGTTGCAAAGTGCTACTACTTCTGCTTTTGCTCGCACAACAGAAGGCACATTCGAAGCTCCTACAAACACCAAGTTTGTTGGCACATTGAATTCAGCAATGAAAGTGTATGTTAACACATATGCAGAGAACGACAACGTTCTAGTTGGTTACAAAGGTTCTAGCGAATCTGACGCAGCAGCATTCTATTGCCCATACATTCCATTGATGAGCAGTGGTGTTGTTCTTGACCCAGCAACTTTCGAACCAGTCGTGTCATTCATGACACGTTATGGTTATGTTGAGTTGACAAACACAGCTTCTTCTCTAGGTAATGCAGCTGATTACTTGGCGACTGTTGCTGTAACATCCGCTAACCTACGTTTTGCTTAATCTGTAACACGTATAACGCAACTTCAAAAAGCACCTTCGGGTGCTTTTTGTTTGACTTAAATATTGGGATGAAAGTGGAATCGGAACAAGACTTCAAACAACTACGTGAACAGTTTACGGCATGGCGACATCGCTTTCCTATGTTTACACATGATGTGCAACGCATTGAAAAAATAATAAATCAACACATTACTGCGCACAGTAAAATAATGGTCTTGTATAGGCAAACCAAACATCGCGGATATTTAGAAAAAGCACAACAAGAAATTGATGCCATCAATACAATATTAAACACTGTAGAAAAAATGGAACTGATGAGTCTACTAAGCCGCGGATAAATAAAGTATCTAGAATTTATTATGCGGTACCCGCCGCGTAGACCTAGAACGTCAAACATAAGGAGAATCAAATGGGACGTCCAGTAAAAAGAGATGTAAACGGTGTTGAAGTTTTTGGCACATATGCAAGCAATACAGGTATTAGAGTCGTTGCTAATATCGGCGGTACAATCAGAGATGATGTGTATATTCTTAAACAAAAAGGTACAAGAGCCTATACTGTATTTGATGTATCAGACAGTGCAACAGGACTATGTAGATTGGCCGACAAAGACAGCGACAAACTATCAACAGGCGAAATGTTAATGACAGGTCGTGTAGCTGCTGATAATAATCAAGCTACCAACGGTCGTAGAATTAGAAAGTTAACCAAGCGTATTGCTACTGATTTTAGCGGTGTTCGCTATAAATGGTATATGGCAGACGATTCTGGATCTGACGATATCTTATTAGTTGCACTATAATCTAGGATTGTAAATGGGACAGTTTCTCAGAGTCAACGGTGACTACAACATTCGAGCAGGCGATGGTGCCAAGATAACACTTGACACTGGCCCTGCTGTGAGTGGTGGTTCGGTAAGAGTTACTGGTAATCTAGTAGTCGAAGGTGATACGTTTAATATCAGCACCACTAATTTAACCATTGAAGATAACATTATATCTTTGAACACTGGAGAAGTTGGACCAGGCGTATCTTTGATATATTCAGGTATTGAAATCGAACGTGGTAACACTACCTCAGTGACCCCACAGAACAATGCCAGCTTCCTCTACGACGAAAGCACTGACTCATGGATACTAGCACATGGTTCTGCGCCAGGACCGTTTAACTTTGATGCCAGTAGTCTAAGACTCAAACAGATACTAACAAACAGCACTACTGATTCAGGTGACCTCACACTGATAGGCACAGGCACCGGAGTAGCTAAAGTTATAGGTACTATAAATTATGAAGATCAAGTCACACATGACGACGATCTTCCTAATAAAAAATATGTTGATGATTCAATTCTTAACAATCCTACTTTTCAAATTGTTGCTCCTCAACTTCAAGATACTAGAGTTATTATTGCTGACAAAAATATCTCTCCTGATATCGCAGGCACAGCTGGATCGCTGGCCTATTTTACAGCTACCACTAGTTATAATACCTTCGGTGAAAGTGCAGTTTCGATAATAGTAGACGGTGCTCTAGTCGGACAGTTTTATACAAATAGATTTGAAGTTGGAGATTTAGAAATCGGTGGCGGCTTGGATCGCAATGAAATTTCAAGTCGTGCCGGTATAACCAATGAAAACATCTATGTTCGGACACAAGGCACAGGCAAACTTCAAACCAACTATGCCATGCAGTTTGAGAAAATTAACACTGTTCCTAGTTATGTGTCCGACAACGTGTTGTTGTATGCAGCTGTGCCTGGCACAGGCACTACAGGAGTATATTTTGTCAACGACAGCGCAGAAACTGCAAAACAAAACGGTGAGTTAATAAGTAAAAACAAAGCACTGGTATTCAGCATGCTATTTTAAGAGACACATATGATAAGAAACTATGAAAATCCAGAAGGTACACTATCACTGATAGATTCCACCAACGTTACAATACCAGTCAAAGTGTTTACCAGCTCAACCACAGGCGGCCCTATCGCAGGAGGAGTAATTGGTAGAGAAAATGCAGTTACTACTATAGCATTGTGCAACACAGCAGCGCCCGATCCTGCAGACGAAACTACTAACAACGTCACAGTAAATATTCATGTAGTTCGAAGCGGACTAAGTTATGCAGCTGGAAATCTCGTAGTCAGCAATCTTGTTGTGCCAGCTGGCGAGACTGTGTTCTTTTCTGAAGAACGTATAGTGTTGGCCAGCGGTGATCAAATATGGATCGGCACCTCAGCGGCTGCAAGACTATCTGTAACCGTGAGTGTATTAGCTGTATGAAATTCTTAAAGACCAAAAATATTTCGCAGTTTAGCATCAACGATCGTGCGTTGATTTATTATCCTGCCGGCAACGGGCCTGGTAACAGAGTAGTGGTCAATGCTAATGGAGGCATGATGTTACCTAAAGGCACAACGGCACAACGCCCGCAACTAAGTAGTGTGCGTCAACCTACAGATGCCAACGGCACTATTCGTTACAACACAACGATTCCAGCACTAGAAGCTTATGTAGGTGGTGCCTGGGTCATAGTGGCTAGTCCATTTGCTGCTGCTATTACTAAACAAACACTAGGTCCAGGAGACGGTGTTTCTACTATTTTTGGACCGTTGAACAGCATTTTTGCGCCATCATACGCTGCCAGTGCAGACAATGTAATAGTGTTGGTAGAAAACGTCATGCAGATTTCTTCTACCAACTTTACAATAAATCAAAATCCCACAAGCACAGGAACAGGTGCAGAAATTAATGCTACAGCATTGAACAGTGGTAATAACGGTACTAGTTATATAATTACTTCAGTGGGATCTACAACATTTACATCATTTGGTGCCGCAGCAAACACAGTAGGTACAGTATTCACCAAATCTGGCGGAACCCCCACAGGCACAGGTAAAGTGCGAGTTGCTGGATATTATCTCGGATTTACATCAGCAATACCAAACACAGGAGGAGGCGGCAATCCAGTCTACGTAACTGTATACTACGGATACGCCAACTAAGCATGAGTCAATTGGGGCGCATAGGTGGTCAAGTATTAACAGACAACCTGTTACGTGCCGGTGTTGACCTTGCGTTTGAAACTGATCTATTATACCTTAAAGTATCACCTGTAACAACAGGAGTTTCCCTAAACGAAGATTCTGATCCTAATTTTGGAAAAGCTGGTAGCACATCTACACCGTTTACTGCTATAGGTATTAATACCGATGTGCCTATCTACGATTTTGATGTTAACAACAACATCTACACCAATGATTTCACAGTGGTTACACAACTTGCTCCGGGCAACTTGCGTTTTAATGCACCCAACACTATTTCTACCAGCGTGGGTGGTATTGATGTTTATATCAACGGTGGTGGTGAAATATTTCATGATAGACTTGGCACAGACAATCTTATCCTAGATGGCAATCTTATATCCAGTGTATCTAACAGTAACATAGTCCTAGACCCTAACGGCTCAGGAACAGTGGAGTTAATAGCCAATACCAATATCACAGGAAATCTTGCAGTCAGCGGCAATATCGGTATCAGCGGCAATCTTTCAAGTCAAGGCACCCTGACCTTTGGTGATAATCAAACATTTGACACTGTGATCATAAACACTGATTTCACACAAAGTATCATTCCCGGAGATGACTTGATCTATGCCATGGGAGCAGACGCAGGTGACAGCAGTGTAAGACGTTGGAGCCAAATACACGCACCGGACTGGACTAATATAACGACTGGAGCATGGCCTGGCAGTGGATTAAGATCGCAGTCAGTGATAGTCAGTGAACAACTTAGATTAGACGGAACTATTAATAAAATATCAGCCACGCAGAGCAATGACGATGTGCGATTACTACCGTTCACAGGCATCACACGTATAGAATCTATACAGTGGCAGAACAATGACATAACCAACCTTTTAAATACACCCTTGACTTTTTCTAGCACAGCAGGCATTGGGTATTTGAGATTCATGGATACTAATGGGTTTGTGATTCCCTCAGGAGATAATTCTCAAAGAAGAGTCAGTCCAGAAGTAGGTGAAACTCGCTGGAACACCGATGAAGGATATCTAGAATGCTACGACGGCACGGTGTGGTCAGTGAGCACAGGTGGCGGTATTGAAGTTGATGTGCCAATCATGGAAGATCTCGGCCATGTCTATACCCTGATGTTGGGGTAATTTTTCAAAATTGATAAATACTTTTAATTGCAGAAACGACCATTTTTGCAGGATTCGACTGCGGTAAACCGGCAAAGAGCGTGAGCTGAGAATCTGGTTAACGGTGTAACACCGGGTAAATTGGAGAGCTAATGGCTATCGGTCGCATTTCCGGTCAGCTCTTGAAGTCAAATCTTCTTCGCGCAGGCGAAAATTTGGCATTCGAGACAGACCTACTCTATCTAGATGTTGTGAACTCTCGAATCGGGATACGCACAGCAACTCCAACTGTTGACCTTGATGTCAACGGACACACCCGTTCTACGAATGTCACAGTAGACAATCAATTAAACATCGGAAATCTACACTTTACTGGTAATACCATAACCAGTGATTCCAACACCATAAATTTTGCAGCGGCTGTAGGTGAAGCCACTGTTTATCACGCAAGACTGCAGATAGATGATCTGCAACTGCAGGGCAACATCATATCAACCACTGTCAGCGACAGCGCAATAGAAATAAATCCCAACGGCTCTGGCACAGTTAACATCATAGCCAATACCAACATCACAGGTAATCTTGCGGTCACCGGCGATGTCAATGCCACTGGAAACATAGTTATTGGTGGTAATATAACCATTGGTGATGCACTCACAGATAACATTGTAATCAATGCCAGTATCAAAAGTGACCTTGTGCCACAAACTGATAATCTTTATGATCTAGGATCTCCCACATTTCGCTGGAGGGCTATCTATGTTAATGATTTTTATACCGATGCTATAAATGTTCCAGCTCTAGACGTTGGAAACTTGATGTTCCGTGACAATGAAATTACCACTACAACTGGACAAGATCTATACATTGATGGTAATGGTGCAGGTGGTGTTCGATTAGGTAATTTTAGAATTGTTGACAACGTTATCACAAACGTGTCTACAAATGCAATTACACAAATAGCACAGTCTGGCACAGGATATTTTAAGATACAGGGCACCAATGGATTTGTTCCTCCTAGGGGAGATGACGGTGAACGACCTACAGCTTATGCAGTTTTGGGAATGACTAGATTTAACACCAATGCTAAAGCATTAGAAATATGGGACGGTGCCGCGTGGGCATCACCAGCTGGATCATCAGGAGCTGTGAGTATTACCCAAGCCAACGATATTGCAGTGCAGATAGCACTCACACTAGGATAAAATATGCCAACCTTATTTAGACATTCTGTTAATACTGATATAGGAACTACTCCTGTTGATGTATTACAGATACCACCGGGGGTGCGAGCCACAGTTATTGGCATGAATATCGCCAATGTCACAGACTATGACACAGTGGTAGTTAACATATATGTTATAGATGAAAACTCTACTCAGGCACATTATGTGCGTGGCTTATCAATATCTCCCAACAGCACAGCTAAGATTATCACCCAAGGTGAAAAACTGATATTGCCAGAAACTGCAGGCATAAGAATAGTCAGCGACACCGAAGACAGCATAGATTCTGTCATTAGTTATGTAGAAATCTCTTAAGGAAAAATCATGCCAAGTAATTATTATTTAGGTCAAAGCCCAGATGAGGCACTAGGAGATAGTCCTCGCTATTGGTATGCTCTGCGTAGAAACTCTGATGGCGAACTATTTTTGTATAGGAGTGATCAACTCAAAGACAAAGATAGTATTGAATTAAATTTACCCGGATCACCTGAAGAAAATTTTGAAGACTTCGAACCAGGTATAGACTATTTTGATGGCATCGCACAAGATCACGAAGTAGAATATGACAATTTAGTATGGACACAATATCGTTGGGACAACAGGAATATGTTGTACTATGTTGATAATCAGGGAAGATTAACACAAAGAATAAATCAGGGATACACTTATCCTACAGGTCATTCAAGTTAACACGGAATAAATCATGGCAGAATTTAGAATCAGTAGAATTAGATATACATGGAAGGACGAATGGGCACCCGATTCAACCACCTATAATAAAGATGACGTAGTAAGATACGGAGGCAGTACTTGGATATGCCTACGACAACATACTGCATCAACTTTTGAAGCCGACCAAACCTATATTGCTAACCAAAATGACACACAGCCAACTCCAGCCTGGTTGAAAATGACCGACGGGTATGAGTGGAAAGCTGCATGGACCTCTTCAACTTTATATAATCCTGGTGATATTGCACTATACGGTGGCGTAATATATCTATGCGTAACCAGTCATACATCTCAGTCAACATTTGATGCCAGTCTAGACAATTGGGCTGTGTATCTATCAGCAGACAAATGGCAGCAAGAATGGACTCCTGCTACAAGATACGGTATTGGTGATCTTGTTAGATACAACGGTATTGTATACAGATGTATTGTGGGACACACTTCATCTACCACCGCCTTGGGTTTAGAAATAGGAAACAACGATACCCAAGACGACAGTGTAGGTGAATTATGGCAAGTATACTACGAAGGTATTGAATACAAAGGAACATGGACTGCTACTACAAGATACAGACTCAACGATCTTGTAAAATACGGTGGCAGCATTTTACGCTGTGTAACAGGTCATGTTGCATTGGCAAACATTACCAATGAGAATTTTGTTACAGAATTTCCTGGACAACAATTTTATCAGACATGGGATAACACTGTCTACTATGCAATTGGTGATATTGTTAGACATGGCGGATATCTATACGTAGCATTAGCCAACAACTATGCCACTGGCAATCCAACAGAAGATATTACAAATTGGAAAATAATATCCAAGGCTGTGAATTTCACAGGTACATGGAATGCAACTGTAGATTACAAAGTAGGAGACGTAGTTCGCCGCGGCGGCAATCTATATCTAGCTGTATCTGATACAGGCAATGATGGCAGTTCATTAGATTATCTTGACACCAGCAATTGGGAATTAATTAATACAAGTCAGTCATGGCGAGGTAATTGGACAGCAGGCCAATCATACAGCCTTAATGATGTAATAGTATTTTTAGGTAATACCTATAAAGCTAATTTTGAACACGTTGCTTCTGATGATAATTTTCCAGGAGATAATGGGTCTGGATTTGTTTATTGGGATCTAATATTGCAGGCAGGCTCAGAAGTAGGAATGTCGCAACGCGGAGATCTACTTACATTTGGTCCTTCAAGAACAAACGTAGGTGACGGCAGTACTTTTGGAGCAACCAGTGTTCCAGTAGGAGAAGAAAGCCAAATTGTTATTGCAAATCAAGAAGGCAGTGTTGATTATGCCTATTGGGGCGATCTAACAAGAGTAAGATTTGTGGATATTAATGGAGTTGATGACTACACGAATCCAGAGAGAGGCACTAGTCAATTTTTGCCTTGGAGAACTATTAGATTTGCCTGCGAACAGGTCAATGATGGATTCAGCGGACATACAACTATTAAAGTAGCAGTAGGAGAATATGTAGAATTAACTCCAATCATTGTGCCACCTAGAACAGTGGTG